GAAACAGCCACTATTCGTTTCCTTCCAGACTCAAATCCTAACAATACATTCTTTTGGGTAGAGCGAGCAATGATTCGTTTACCATTTGCAGGTATTGTAGGTGATAACGAAACAAAAACTACAGTAGTACAAGTACCATGTATGGAAATGTGGGGACCAACTGGTTCTTGCCCAATTCTTGCAGAAGTACGTCCATGGTTTAAAGATAGTTCTTTAGAAGATATGGGTAGAAAGTACTGGAAAAAGAAATCTTACTTATTCCAAGGTTTTGTTCGTGACAATCCACTAGAAGAAACATCTCCTGAGAATCCAGTTCGTAGATTCATTATGGGACCACAACTGTTTAATATTATTAAAGCAAGTTTAATGGACCCGGATATGGAAGAAATGCCAACTGATTACTCAAAAGGTTTAGACTTCCGTGTTGTAAAGACATCAAAAGGTGGCTATGCAGACTATTCAACAAGTAATTGGGCTCGTAAAGAGACTGCAATTACTGAAGAAGAGCAGTCAGCAGTAGATACAAACGGATTGTTTGATTTGAATGACTTCTTGCCAAAGAAACCATCAGAAGCAGAACTGGCTATTATTAAACAAATGTTTGAAGATAGTGTAGATGGAAAAGCATATGATCCGGACAAGTATGCATCATACTATCGTCCTGCTGGAATGGCTAAGCCAGACAGCTCATCTGCTCCAGCACCTACTCCAGTTGCAACAGCAGCGCCGGTGGCACCGGTAGCAGAATCGTCTCCTGCTCCGATCGCTCAACCAGTTGCTGAAACTGTTATGCAACCGGCTCCAATAGCAACTCCGGCTGAAATGGGTGCAACTGCACCAGCAGCCGAAGAAGGTGGAAATCAACGTGCTGAAGACATTCTAGCAATGATCAGATCACGTCAAAGCAACAAGTAACATACAGTAGGGGGTTACAGCCCCCTACTTTTCAATGACTGGAGATTAGATAAATGGCACGACCATTCGACGTAAGTAAATTTAGAAAAGATATAACAAAAAGTATTGATGGACTATCTATTGGTTTTAACGATCCAACAGATTGGATTAGTACTGGAAACTATGCATTAAACTATCTAGTAAGTGGTGACTTCCACAAGGGTGTACCTCTTGGTAAGGTTACAGTATTTGCTGGAGAAAGTGGTGCAGGTAAAAGTTATATTGCCAGCGGTAATATTATTAAAGCCGCACAGGATCAAGGAATATTTGTAGTACTGATTGATAGTGAAAATGCACTTGATGAATCGTGGCTACAAGCATTAAAAGTTGATACAAGTGACGAGAAACTTCTTAAACTTAATATGGCAATGTTAGATGATGTTGCAAAGACAGTATCAACATTTATGAAAGACTATAAAGCAACAGAAGAATCAGATCGTCCTAAAGTATTATTTGTGATTGACTCATTAGGTATGATGATGACACCAACAGAATTAAATCAGTTTGATGCAGGTGACATGAAAGGTGATATGGGTCGTAAGGCTAAGGCACTTAAAGCACTTGTTACTAACTGTGTAAACATGTTTGGTAGTTACAATGTAGGGCTAGTAGCAACTAACCATACATATCAGTCGCAAGACATGTTTGATCCAGATGATAAGATATCAGGTGGACAAGGTTTTGTATATGCAAGTAGTATTGTTGTTGCAATGAAGAAACTTAAACTTAAAGTTGATGCCGACGGTGTTAAAACTTCACAAGTACATGGTATTAGAGCCGCTTGTAAAGTTATGAAAACACGTTATGCAAAACCCTTTGAAGGTGTACAAGTTGAAATTCCATATGAAACAGGTATGAATCCTTATAGTGGACTTGTAGACATCTTTGAGAAAGCAGGACTTTTAAAGAAAGTTGGCAATAGACTCGAGTACACAAGCAAACGTACTGGAGAAGTTATTATTGAATTCCGTAAAAACTGGGTTGGTGAAAAACTTGACACAGTAATGGAAGATATTGCACTTGGTGGTGATACACTAAGTACTGAAGAAGAAGCAACTGAGCAACCAGTTGTTGATGTTATTGATACAGAAAAAGAAGTAGCAGAAGGATAAGCAATGGACGAAATGTTTGCAGAGTTTTGGAACATAATAAAAGAGTATGTTCCAGCAAAAGAAAGACAAACAGCCGCAGATCATTCAATTAGTATTCTAATTGATGCTGGTGCAAGTGATGATATTTTATATGCACTAAAAGGTTGCGATAAACATATGGCACAAGCAGTAGCAGACCAATTAGGTGAAGATGAAGAAGAAGAAGTCTACGATGACGACGACTATCGATTTGATGACGACTAATGAGTTGGTATGGTAAAATAACCAAAGACTTATCTACACTTCCTGACTTTATTTTATTTTATGAAAAAGAGTTAACCGAAGCCAAAAAAGAAACTGGCATCAACGGAAGTGTAGAACGTCATCTAAGAGATTTGCCGGGTATAACAGAGCATCGCTTTAATCAACTACAAGAGATTGAAGCAGTGCTTAACTATCTTAACATACAACTTAGAAAAATAAGACGTAAGCACTTTCAGAAATACTTGGAAGGCTATCAACGTGCATTATCAAGTCGTGATGCTGAAAAATATGTTGACGGTGAAGATGAAGTAATTGACTTTGAAACACTAGTCAATGAAGTTGCACTAGCACGAAACAGATGGCTTGGTATTATGAAAGGTTTGGAAGCAAAGCAATGGCAAATGGGCCATATTGTTAGGCTAAGAACAGCCGGTATGGAAGATGTCACATTATAATATTAATAAATTAACAAGAGAATATAAAACATTCTGTAAAGACTTTGATGCACATATTGTAAACTTTAAAAGTATTGGTGTAATGAAGCAAAAAAAGTTTGTTTTAGATCAACTTTTCAATGATTTAGAAAATCACAGTCGTATTCATCCCAACCAACTTAAAAATAAAGTAAATAATGCTAGAGTGTGCTTAGAAGAGTTACACATAGATTTATTAAAAGGTATGTTAAACGATGGATTTTTTACTAAGTAATCCGGCAAATAGTAGACTACACAGTCAAGGATTTCTTGAACTATTAAGACAATATCCTACAATGATGGAAAGTATTGATAATGTACTTGATGTGGGTTGCGGAGATGGATTTGCAAGTTGTTGGTGGGCTGAAGTTGATGATGGTGATGAGGACAACCCAATTCCATTAGATATTGATGTAACTGCTATCGACATCAAGAATGATTTTAAAGAAGAATACAAACATGAACATGTAAATTTTATTAATGATGACATATACAACTATGAACCAACCAACACGTTTGATGTAGTTTGGGCTCATAGTGTCTTACAAGAAGCAACAGATCCTTTAGGCTTCCTGCATAAAATGAATAAGTGTACTAATTTAGGTGGTATGTTGTGTTTAACGTTTCCAACTACTGTAAACACGTTCTATGGAGAACCTGATTACAGAGTATATTCACAAGCAACTAATAGCATTACTATTGTTGATTTTATACACATGCTAGTATTAAGCGGTTTTAATTGTAACGAGGGTTACTTCATTAAACAACCAAATTCAAATGTTATTAATGCACTAGTATACAAAGATTCAGAAGAGCTTAATAACTATGGAGATAAATTATTATATGATTATGAGGATTTATTGCCCGACTCGTGTAAAAAACAACTAAACAGGTTTGGATATTTAACTAATAAAGGTCTATTGCTATACTGGATAGACGGTACATTAATTGATTATTCTAAAATTTAGAATTACTGGCTTTTAGCCAGTTTTTTTATGAACAGATTACAGACAGGATAACTATTATTAATGAAGATTGTTTTAGTAACAGGTGGATTTGATCCACTACATTCTGGGCATTTGTCATACCTTACGTCAGCAAAAGAGCTAGGCGATAAACTAGTAGTAGGCGTTAATAGTGATGAGTGGTTAGCCAACAAAAAAGGTAAGCCGTTTATGCCGTTACTTGACAGAGTAGGTATTATACAAAACCTAAGAATGGTTGATGATTATGTACTTTTCGACGACTCGGACAATTCTGCAATAGATGCCATTAAACAAGTTAGAGAAACTTGGCCTGATAGTGAAATTATATTTGCCAATGGTGGCGACAGAACTGCAGAAAACATACCGGAGATGAAAATGGAAGACGAAAAATTATCCTTTGAGTTTGGCATTGGCGGCCAAGACAAGAAAAATAGTAGTTCAATACTACTTGCAAAATGGAACGGTGACAAAGTCTATAGAAATTGGGGATGGTATAGAACTATTGATCAAGGACATGACTATAAAGTAAAAGAATTAGAAATATTACCTGGTAAAAGTTTAAGTATGCAACTACACCAACACAGAGATGAACGTTGGAATGTAGTACAAGGATCGTGTCAGATGACTACGGAGTACAACAAGGTGCAAGATGTTATTACATTAACTGCACACGGTCGTGCATACACAGTTAGTAAAAAAGTATGGCATCAAGCAGTTAATCAGACAAAGCAACCATGTAAAGTAATTGAAGTACAAATTGGTACACCATGTACAGAAGACGATATTGAACGAAGAGACT